CGTCAAATAAAGCTTCAGTACCAGTTTGTGACTGATATCTGCTTCTCATTGCAAAGATAAGACCAGTTGGTCCAGACATAGGCTGAACACCAGCGATATCGTATGCGATAAGATTTGGCATTGCTCTTCTTACTAATGAGATTAAAATTGGATCCCAGTTAGAAATTGAAGCACCAGTTGAGTTAGTTGGTGCAGCTTCGCTTAAAAAAGCTGCGTCTTCTTTCATTGCACGCTCTTGGTTTTCCAAGATTGTAGCAGTAACAGCACGCTTATAAGAATCCTGAATTTTTGGTAATTCCGGATGCTCTAAGACTGGCTGCCATTTTTTTTCAAAAGTTTCAGATAAGTACATATCTTCTCTCTCCTCTATTAGTTATTTCGACAACTTAATGTCTTTAGTTTTAGTAATAGCGGCGGTATAAGCAGCCATGCTTTCCGACAAGTCAACATTTGTTGTTTCGCCTACCGCTACATCATCAATTTCAGATGACACATCTTTCTTTGCACCAAAATATGATTCTTTGATAGTATCAATTTTTGCTCGGAAATCTGTTTCGTTTGTATAATCAACTTCTTCAGCAAGTTTGTTGAATTTCTCCTTAGCAACATCGCTTAAATCAGAAGCTGTTTCTTTTACGATATCAGCTTTCTTCATTTCGCCATTTACTTTAGTTAGTTCAACATTCTTTTCAATTGACTCGTTAAGTTTTTTAGTTAACTCATCAATTTTGGAAGCTTGGTCTTCGAGTACATTATATTTTTCGTCTGGGACATCAATATAATGGTCTTCGAATAACTTTTTCAAACCAGAGATAAAATCTTCAGCGATTTCGCCTTTGATTCCTCTTTCCAAAGCGATTTCGTTTTCTTTCATCCATTCTTCTACAACATAGTTGAGATATGAATCGACTTTTTCTACGATTGCCGCTTTTTCTTTCTCTAATTCTTCTTTCATTTTCATATCATAGCCAGCTTTGATTTTATGTTTAGCTTCTTTAACTTTTACATTAACAGCTGCTTCAAAAATCGTTGCCGCTTTTGATTTGAATTCCTCGGATAAATCTTCGTCTTTTACTAAAGCTTCTACATCAGCAGTTACATCAATTGTTTCATCTTCTGCAACTTCTGTGATTTCTTCTTCAGTAGTTTCCTTGATTTCTTCCTCAGAACCTTCTGCTTCTGTTTCCTCTTTCTTCAAATGAGATGCTTCAGGAGCAACTTCACTTTTCTGTTGAGGGTCACCAGAAACTTCTTTTACTTTCTTTGTGGCGTCAGGATTGCTGTCTGTCGGTTTAACCACAGCTGCACCTAAATCTTCCGCTTCATTTGAAAGTTTGGAAGGTTCAGCCGCTACAGCATTCTTTTTAGGAGCGTCAGCCTGCGGATTTACAGCATTAGCTTCTTCTACAGTCTGCTCTTTTAACGCCTCAATTTTTGCTTCTGTTTCGGCCATTGAGAAATCTCCTTTTTTTTATTTCTAAAAATTTTATAAAATTTTCTTTTCTTACAAGATATTTATAAAACTACAGTTTTCTAAGAAACGATTCAAAGATTTTTAGTTTTGCTTCGTCTAAAGCTCTTTGTTTCGCACTTCGAACTTGTTGTTTCCAGGCTTCAATGTCCTTCTCAACAAGTACACCATTGTCCCACACCCATTCTTTATTCTCCATAATACCTTGAACAAAGGCGTCTGGAGCGGATGGGTCTGCAACAATATCAGCTGCTGTTGCTAAATAAAAGTCGTCTTTGACATAGTTAGCACCACCTCGCTGAATTAAGGATCCCATACCTCGACTTGATACTCCTAATTGAGCACCTTCGTCAATAAGACCTTTTACAATCTTACCGTATGGTGTATCCATAATTTTAGCTTCACCTATAAAGTTAGCACCGTCTGGATGTAACTTAGTAATCATATGTGATACTCTTTCTAAGTTAACTGTAGGACCGTCAGGATGACCTAATTCTCCGAATGCTCGCTTTTTATTGATGAATTCTTTATTGTATCTAGTAACTTCTCTTTCAAGGACTTCCATAGGATATACTCGGCCGTTTCTGTTCTTCTTCTCAGCCTGTAAAAAGATACCTTTGATTTTGTAATTTCTTTTTCCGCCCGCTTCTTCAATTAGATATTGAGCGTCATTTACTTCTTCGGAAATTAGTTTCATTTGTTAATCTCTCTTTTTGTATAATATTTATAAAACTTTTTACCTAAACTCAACAATTATTGTGTAATTATCGCCGTTTGCAAAGTTTTTAGTTGATAAAAGTACATCTCCAGTAGGTGTAGTCGCATTATTTGGTATCTCATCTCCCGCTGGTCTCAAATCCCAATAGCCGTTTCCTGATAGAAAGGCCGCTGTGGCATTTGTAGCCCCGTCCCAAATTAACTCTACAGCAGACTTATTATTAGCAGTATTGATTGAATACCAAATCTTACTAATCTTTCTTGCACCATCTTCCGTCATAAAAGTTAATTCTGAAGCATCAACTTTTTTTACTTGTGTTTCACCAGTACCATCTGAGATGTTTGTAAGTTTTACAACATACTTAACACCTGAAGTATCAGCAATTGTTTGTGTTGTTACTATGTCTGCCATTAGTTATATCCTGTTTCTTTATGACATTCAATTACAATATTATATTTTGTAACTGCGTCACTACTGTTTAGTAATATATCTCCAATTGGGTTTCTGATTTTAATTTCATCTGGTTTTAGCCCCCAATTACCTCTACCAGATATGACAATTTTTTTAGTTGCATCATTTTTAAAAAATACTGTTACATTACCAGTACCTTCAATTTCATATTGCATATTTGCAATTGCAACTTTTGGTTCACTTGTCGCATTATTAGAGTTAATAACATCAACTAATTTTTGTTGAAACTCTCCGCCAATGCCGTTTGAGTTTACAATTATTTTATTGTTGTCATCAACTAATTTAGATACTGTTATAGCCACAATTAAAATCCAATATGACCAGATGTACTATCATAAAAAGTTTTTGATAATTCACCACGCTCTTTTGTTTCACCGGCTTTTCTAGTTTTAATATAAACTTGTACTGTACGACCATCACTTGGATGTGTATAAGTTCTTATGCCACCAGAAATTGTTGAGTTTGCACCATCAGCCGAATCAGGATATGTGTCGCTAACTGTAGCGGCATTATCATACTCCCAAATACTGTCTGAACCTGGTACTGTTACCCACGCCATATTAAGCTCCTAATTGCTCGTCTAATTCTTTTTCAAAGTAATCATAAAACAATTGTGTGTTAATATTATGATGTTCAGCAACTTTATCAACTGCTGATTCAAACTTTTTAATTATATCACCTGTTTCATTTTCTATTAGAGTAAAAATATCCTGTACCGCTTCTTTCATAAGAGGCGATAAAGAATGAAAAGACTTTGATTCAATAAAGTCTTTATTTAAATAATTACTCAGTTTCTTTTGCATTAGTTGTCAAATCTATTTCTGCTTGACCATCATTTGCATTAGTTGTTGCAAAAACATTACCTTGTTGGTCAAATGTTCCTGGTTCAGCGATTTCCGGTTTAGGGTCGCTAAATGATTCTGCTTCGTTAGGTGTTTTATTAAATAAAGAAGCTGCTAATTCTTGTCTTCTTGTATCTAAAGCCGCACCGACTTTATCTCGTAAAGCATCTTTAAATGCGTCACCAGCTGCCATATTATCGCCACTATGTAAAGCGTCAATAAAGTTTTTTGTATGTTCACTCATTTCATTACTCCTTATACTGTTGAATTAGGGTCTGTTTCTTGTGAAGAAATAATACCGTCTTCAATCTCTTTCTTAATTTGTTTATCAATATCTTCTCTTTCTCTAGCGTTTTGTTTAAGAACATTCTTTCTAACAAACTCTACAGAATAGAATTTACCAATATAATCTCTCATCTCGTTAGCCAATTGTAATCTTTCTCGCATCATCTCAGTATTCTTTAATTCTGCGAAATGGCCATCTTGTAAGAAATCATAGTTAATACTATCTCTTACTGAAATCCAATCTTCTTCATTAATAACACCTTTTAAAACTAATTGTGTTCTTAATAAATCATTAAATAATTCAGTAAATTTCTTTCTTAATCTTTGAACAAACTTAGTAAATTTAAGTTCATCTCTTGTAATTTCAGATGCTCTACCTAAATTGAAACCATTATTTGCCTCTAAACGACTTGCTGGTACATTTAAAGAACGATATAATTTACTTCTAAAGTATTCAATATCAGCAATCTCACCTAAGTTTTGACCGCCTGGTAAAGTCGAAATATCTGTTCCTCGGCCACCTTCTCTACTTGGTAACCAGAAATCTTCCAACATTGACATATAGTTTCTGTCATCTCGTATTTCACCAGTTGAAGCATCATAGACAAGTTTATTTCTATATCTTGCCATAACATCTCTTAGATATTGTTCAGCTTTAACTTTAGGTAAATTACCTACATCAATTTTGAAAATTCTTCTTTCAGGTGCCCTTGCAATTCTGTAAATAACAGTCGCATCTTCAATCATTCTTAATTGATTGACTGGTTTAATTGCCTTATGTAAATAAGACAAGACCATATTTTTAGTTTGGTCTACTAAACCTGAAGGACAAAATGCGATTGTGTCTGGTGCAATTTTAATACCACCAGATGTTGAATTGATAACACCTTTTTCATTGAACAAATAATATTCAACAAATTCATCTACTACAGTTAAACCGTGTGGAGTAGGAACATCAGGTCTTTTTTTTCTGACTTCTCGTATTCTTTTAATTTTACGAGGGTCAATGTATTTTAATTCCGTAATACCCTTTTTAGGGCTATCTCTATCAATAATTTTTTGATAGAAGATACGACCATCGACATACCATCTTCTAAAGATGTCGTGGCCTCTTGTGTTAAATTGTAGAAGTCTTAAAACTTCATTAAATTCGTCTTCGATTTTCTTTCTTACTTCATCACCGTAAGGTAGATTTTCTACATTTACTTTGACAGCAGCAGACATCTCATTCGCCACAATTGCTTCATTGACAATATCTTCGATTGCCATATCGCACTCGGGGTGTAATGAGATTTCTCTATATCTTCGGATTAAATCAGCTTCAGTTTTGGCCGTACCTTCCATGTCCAGGTATTGACCAAAGTAACCACCAGCGGCGATGGTTTGTGTACCATCATCCGCTGGAGCTACAGTAAAGCTTTGTTTTGGATCCGACTGCTTTTTCAGCCTTGTGATAGAAAATCCAAATAGTTCAGCCATTATATTACCTCTTAATTATATTGGTAATACTTATCCACTTAAAATTAAGTGGTTGTATTACTTTCAAAGTATTGATACGCAAATGTTACTGAAAATTCTTCAATAGCAGTTGCTTCATCAAAGTTCAAGTCAATAGCAGCAATGTTGATTGGATACAATCCTCTTAATGTATAAGATTTAATTGTATTTCCGTTTCTATCTAAGTGGTCAACAAAAGCATCAACTTGATAGTCAACTGGATTTGTTAATCCTTCGTTGTCTGTCATATTGTTGATACCATTTTGCCATCTTTCGAAAGCGTTTCTTAACTTAAAGTTAGTATCGTTAAGAACAGTTACGGACCAATCTTCAAAGGTTCTATCACCAGCGATTTTAATTTGTCTGCCACGGAATGGAACATTAATGTTACCAACTACCATTGCAGGAATTGTTGTCGCTCTACATAAAAAAGCTAAGTCTTCGATTTCACCACCCACAGCAGCGTAACCTGGAAAAGGCATTGTTACCTTAAACTGGTTTGCTCTTGCACCACCGCCAGCGAGTTTAGCTTTAAAATCGTTAATATTAGGCATAGTTATTTCTCCTTTTTATTAACCAGCTACTTCGTCAAAGCTGACGCCAGTTCTAGTTGCAACGAATTGTAAAGTGATAAAGTTGATACTTCTAGCAGGTTTAATGAAAATCTCTGCTATAAATTCATTTCTATCAATTACTTCGCCTGTGTTGTTAGTTTCATCACACACTACTAAGAAGTCTGTGATACCTCTACGACCTTGTACCTCTCTAAGGAAAGGCTCTACAATGTTTCTAAAGTTCGCTCTTGTAAATTCATCATTGAATTCAAACAATTGGAATTTAGAAGCAGTTGAAATTGCCTTCTCTAAAGTGATAAACAGTC